CACTGCTTGGTCATACCCAATAATATCGTATATGCCGTTATGGTTTAACTCAATTGTTCTAACCTCAAATTCACTGTCGCTGCAAATAATATCATTTGGAATAGTTGCGCTGAATGAAGCAAATACACCCGCACAAATATCAGCAAATTTTTCATCAAATGGTGTGTAAGATGATACTCTGTCCATTACAACAGTGTCCTCCAATAATTTTTGGAAAATCTGTGACAGAATCGTAATTCCGTTTGAGATGATTTCATTTTTGTTTACATTATTGGTTAACATTCTGTCCACATAGAACAATGTTCCATTTATAGTCAACATATCATTGTTTGGAACAACTGTTTGTACTGTCAAAAAGACACACGGATATTTGTGCTCACCTGAGTTCAAGTGTTCATAAATATCCCCTTCCCCAAATTCATTAACTAAGGAATTATTGGCAGTTACTGTCTTGATAGTTTTAATAAAATTATAGTAATTCATTTTTAATTATTTATATTTGTAATCATATCTGCGTGATGGGATGTCCTCCAAGAATATACTGCAAAGTGGTGTGTCTTCAGCCCATTCATAGTTCTTACATTGTCTATATTCAGGATAAGTGCTTGCGTTGCATTGTAAAAAATTCTTCATTTTTGTGGCATAAGCATTAGCATACTTAGCAAATTGCTCACACAGCGCACGTCCATTGTTATACTCAACAGCACTTTTCTTATCATCGTTATTTTGGATAGTCCCCGAGTTTGTCAATTTATAGTTTGTTGCTACTTGAATAGTGCTCATCACTTGCCAGCACAAATAAGGTGTAATGTATTCGTCCACCAATAATTTATACGGTGCAGTCAAACGGTCCATTTTTATATCGTTTATTATCTTTTCATAGAGAACTGGCCCAATCAAGTTATTCAAGTCAATCTCCTGCGCACCTTGAATAGCAACTTGAAGATACTGTCCATCAACATTATCATTGACTAACGTATATTTTTTAATCTTTTCCTCACTTATAAGTAAAACTTTATCCATTGTATTGTATTATATGTATTTCAGATTCGTATTGTTTGTGGTCAGAAGTGTATTCGTTATATTGAAGTATTCCTGTTGAAATCACTTCATCGTTTTCAGCAACAATTGAATAATTGAATTGGCCAACTCCGACTGTCTCTAATGTACTGATTAACCAAGTTAAATTTGTTAGAACATAAAAGGTCGGTCCCATTTCACAATGTAATTTAGTCGTTTCGTCACCAAATTCAAAAGTATGTTCCCAATGAGTCAACTGATTTTCTATTTTTAACTTAGTTGCTATCGTATTACTCACTCTTGGAAGTAATATGCTTTCTGAATTGTCATTTATATAAACCATAATTTTAACTATAAATTTATTGTGGAAAGTCAATTATTATAGGCAACCAATTGAAGACTGCATTTATTTTAGCAAATTGCTTTTGTACAGTATCTTGAATTGGTTTAATATAAGTTGAATCATATAATGCGTATGCTGAAGCAAACTCTTCTTTTGAAAAACCAGTTGACACATTTTTACCTAATAATATAGGGTTCATTGCAAACGCAGTATAAATATCTTCCTTAGAACTATCATCTAGACTTTTATATAAATCACCGAAATTGTCTGCTTGAAGACGTTCGATAGTTGCAGCGTGGTCTTTGCTTCCACCGTTTAATAGTATAAATGTTCCGGCATTATTTGTTCCTGTATAACCTTCTTCCAATTTATCTTTGATTTCTTGCAATTCACGAGTCTTTATGTTCTCATTGTTTAAGTTAATGATTACTGAAGCAGCAAAACCATTTCTTAAATTGTTTAAGTGGAAGTTCCTTGTGTTATTTAGAATTTCTATTGATTTTAGTGCAGATGAATAAGAAGGAACTGGGTTAATTCCACGTGTAATAGTTCCACGGAAATACATTAAAAAGTGACTTTGTTCTTTGTTATTTTTATCGTATAAAGGCAACTCAACATATTTCGTAGTTGAATAAGTATTCCATTTGCTTGAAATATATGCTGTTGTAAGTTCCTCATTTACACGAACATTCATAACATTTTGGTAGTTGTAACGAACTATTTCTCCATAGGCATTACGAATACATTCAACCGCGAAGCCACCAAATAATATGTAATCAAATACGCATTTACGAACAACATCACTGAAAGAATCGTCACTGTCTGTTAAAGGCGAATTATTTTGTGTCTCTATACCATTACCAAACACGTAGTCAGTTATACGATTGACTATAGAAGCCAACAAACTGTTCTTTTTATAATTTTCCCATAAAATCATAGGTGCTTTATTGTCGATTCCCCAGTTAACCCATTTGTTAGTTGACAATCTGTCCCATTCAATAACATTTTCAACCACAGAGGTAGGATTTACTAGGCCAAACATTAAATTTTCAGATTTTTCTGATTTTTTCATAAGATTTTTATAATTTTATATATAATATAATGTGTTTTACGAATAGTTTGTTAACAAAAAAGGTAGAGTTGCCTCTACCTCTTTATTTAAATATTTGTTAACTAAATTTATTATTCTTAAGTTGTCATATCAGGATCCTGGATGCCACTCTCCGTCAAAGGAGGTTCAATCGGTGCTGTCAATGAGTTAATATCAACGTATAGATCTGTAGCTTCATTAGCAGCTGCATTTATGAAGAAAGGCAACTCTAAAGAAACATCTTGAAGAGTCAATGTAAACCCAGACAAGTCAGTTTGAGCTGTACCAGACTGCATTACTGCATTCGTTACTATTACGTTTTGATCCAAACCTAAGAACAAGTATTTGCCATACATATCCTCTATAATAACGCAAGCATCACCTGTATTTATAAGTGATTGGATAGCCAAACGTTTACCAGCTTCTGCGCGGCTGAATTGAAGTGTAACTTCAGTTGTTGCGAAGCTATTGCCAATTGCTATATCAGGAGCAACTGTTGATGTATAACTACCTGTGCCACGTCTGAATAAGAACTGCACGAATTTTGGGCTTTGTGTTGTGTATTCAGGTTTAGGTTCAATTTTTGTTATCATTTTAACAAGAGTGCCTGGAACTTCATAGTGCACATCACTAAAACCAATATCAAATAGGTCGCGGTTACCAATCAAAATACGCTTAATACCACCAAAAGAAACATCACAACGTGCGTCTATACCAGATAAAGTTGCTGAAGCACAAGTTCCTGTATAATTATATACCTTTATAACAGACATAGTATTTTCTAAAATATATTTGTAAAATGCGGTGGGGCTGAGCCCCAGCCGCTTTAGTTAAAAATTATTTGTTATTTATTTTGCAACAGCCACCATATCAGGATAAGCAACTTGCACACCAGCGATAAATTCGATAGCTAAACGATATTCACGGTTGTCTTGTGAGTACCACATTTCAGCCTTTTCATCGTCACCTTGCAAATCAACACCATAAATGAAGTTGTCACGATATGAAGCGTAAACACGATTTGTGCCGTCCAAACCAGCAACAGGAATTACACGTACATTTGTGCCAGGAATCAACATTGAAGTAGGCATTGCAACAGCGTCAAGAACAGCACCGTTACCAGCGTTCAATACAAGGTTACCATTAGCGATAAGTTCTTGTACCCAAGGACGATAGAAGTCATAACCAACATAAGCAACAACTTCACCCTTTTCATAAGCAGCAGAAGGAATCAAAGCATAAACCCCGTTCAAGATTTTGGTTTTGCTGTCACCACTTTGGATTGTGTAAGTACCAGCAGGAGTTTCAGCGTCCATAATCTTGTTGATACCATCAAACTTATTAAGATTAGCGTTATTTGAAGTAGTATCACCTTGCCACATTGCTTTTTCAAGTTGAGCCTTAACAGCGTCAATAACACCGTTCATAAAATCTTCTTCAGCAGGAAGATTCTTTTGTCCAGCAGCAACACGTACATCATAATTCATCCAAGTCTTAAGTAAAGTTTTGTCGCAGAATGACATATTAACTTTAACAGCACCAGGGGTCAAAATACGTTGTGATAATGTAGATTCACCAGCTTCATTCCATCCACAATCAAAACCGTTACCAAAAATAACGTTAGTTGATAAAAGATTTAATGCAGTAGCACCTTTGATACCTGTTTGAAGGTTGAATTCTTTTGCAGTTCTGTTACCAATGACTGCTTCACGAATTAAAGGCAATCTCTTTTCCTCAACATATTGAGGCAAATTATTTACTATCATAATTATTTAATTTATATATTTTTATATTTTTACTCAAAGTATTTTAACGCACCATTTTTAACGACTTTTTCTTCGTTAACTTTGTTCATTTTTATAGGATCCTCAACTGGTGCCTTTTTAGCATCCTCAAGTTCTTTAATTTTTTGGTTTAACTCTTCTATAATTGCATCGCGGTCTTTAAGAAGTCCTTCAAGTTCCTCAATTTTAAGGTCCTTTTCATCTTTTTCTGTAGGTTGTTCAGGTTTTACTTCTTCCTCTTTAACCTCAATCTCAATTTCAGTAGCAGTTTTCACCTTACCATCTTCAATGACGAGATTCATTTTTTCATCACCAATAGCGATTTCATATTCACCATCAGCAAGCACCTCACCATTTTCATCTAAAAGTTCTGCACCTTCAACGATGTCACCTTCAACGTAATATGTTTTGTCGCCAATAGTGACTTCAGCAAGCTTCAAAACTTTCTTTGCGAATTGTATAAAAAGTTTCTTGTTCATAAATTTATAATGTGATTTTTTTATATTTGTTTAGTTTAGTCAAAAATAGATTTAAGCAAGCCCATAAGTTCATCTTCAGTAATAACATTATCAATGTTTAATTCCTTTTCTTCACTCATTTTTGTTTCCTGAGGTGCTTCAACTAAATTAAAGAAGCCTTCTAATGAAAAACCATTAAGCATTCCGGAATTTTTTATTTCATCCCAAAGTTGTTCATTTTCAACATAAAAAGATACCAACCAGCTACCATCAGGAATGTCAGCAAATTCAGCAGGAACAATACCTCTATTACTGTCCTTAATATAACTTTCAATCATATAGACACCGTCTATAAATTCACCTTCGTGTTGCAAGTTTATGCGGTTCCAAGAAGTGTCTTTACTGTATTTCACAATCATCTTTTTAATTACATCTTTTGTGAATACGCAGTACCAAGGTCCAATTCCTTCAGTGTATCTGTAAATTGGTGTGTCAGCTAAACAAACAACGCCTGTAATGATTCGTTGTTCGGCATTAAAATGTAAAGACACTTTCTTTTCCTCATTGAACTTCAAAAATTCGTAGCCGACTGCTGGGCTCTCAACTAACGAAATGGCACCCATTCCGCTAGCCACATCATTTATATCAATATAATAAATTTTTGGTTCCATAATTAACTTAAATTTTATAAATAAAATTACTTCGTTATATATATATTTATAATAACAATATGATGATTTTGTTAAATTTTTAGTATCTGTTTTCTGTTTCTTGGACTGATACTTTCTTCATCGTATTTGAAATATCTGTCTCAGTAACGTAAACTTTAGTATCACCAATCTTGTCTTCTATCTGTGCGCCTTGTACTGCTTGTGTGTATTGGGTAGGCTGCATAATAGTTGCCCCAATTGCTGAAGATGATATATTAGAAGCAGAACCGGATTTTATTTTTGAATTTACATTAGTAGACTTGTCTCCAAATTTACGTTTTGATATTTCAGCAATTTGAGCAGCACCTCCAGCAGCAACAATAGCTGCATTTGTTATACCCATTGCCTGTGCAAGTGCAGGACCTACAACAGGAATAGCATTAAGTCCAGGGTTTGAAGCAGCACCTGTATAAGCACCTATAGCACCCATCAATGTTGATATAACAGCAGATGATATTTCAAATGCTTTCTGTGCTTCAAATGCCTCTTCAGATTCATCAGCAAATAATGATGAAATGTTCTTACCTACCTCAAGCAAACCTTGAACCATTTGTACACCAGCTGCTATCTGTGCATTGGCATTTGCTTTAGTAATATCAGATTGTGTTTGAGCTGCAGCCTTTTTGATACGAGTTAATGAATCCTGATATTGTTGCTCTGAGATTAAACCCTGTTCGTGAGCAGCCTCTAACTGTGTTTGTTCATCTGCTAATCGTTGTGCTTGTATTTCTAAGTCAGAGGTGTTTTTAAGAATTGAGTCAAGACTGTCCCACCAATTTGAAGTATTTGTTATTATATCTTGGGCAAAACTGTTTGTTAATTCTTTTGATTTTTCAGCCGCTTCAGTAGCTAACTCAATTTGTTTATTCTTAAGTCCTTCAATTTTAGTTTGTTGTTGTTCCCAAGCTAAAGTGTCTTTATCATACAACTTAAGTCTTGCTTCTTCTATTTCAATTTCTTTATTTAATCTGTCTTGCTCAGATTGCTCAATACGTTTGTTCTTTTCAAGTTCTATATTAAGCAACTCTTCAGCCTTTTTCTTCTCTTCCTCAGTTTTTGCTTTATCTGCTGCCTCTTGTGCTTTAGCAGCTTCCTCTTCAGCTTTAGCTTTTGCCTTAGCTGCGTTGACTGCTTCCTGATTTAATGCATTTAATTGACTAGTAAGTTCTTTCTTCTTCTTATTGTAATCAGTCTCAGCTTTAGTTAATGCAGCAC